CTTGTTGTGGCGTCACGTAGCTGATGCTGTCGCCCGGATTTGTTTGTTCGACTTGGAATTTCTGCCAGTTGTTCCACACCAGTCGATTCGGTACGAAGAACCAGAATGTATCCATGTGCAGGTTGTCCATCACTGGCGTTGTTGGTGTTGCTAGTCGGCAGAATGCTGTCATTCGTAGATTGAATGCGTCCCCCGGTAGTACTTCGTCCACGTAGATTGGTATTAGCCATGCGCCGTCGAAGGTCGTTTTGAGTGCGCTTTGTATGTTGAATTTGCTCCGTGGTATATCTGCGCGTGGGACCATTGCGAAGTTGTGAGGGTCCACGCTTGCGTTTTTGTGCATCATCATGATTGTTTATCCTTTGAAGTCTTCTGCGCGTCCCAGTAGTTCGGGCGCGATTGGTGTGATTTCGCCTGTTTCGTCGTTGAATGTTCCGACGTGGTATAGCTCGTAGTCTGTAGGGTTCCCATGAATGGGTGTCTGTGGGTCGTTGACTGCTTGCCTGAAGCTTCTTATTGCTTCGTTGCGTGTGTGTACAGTCATTATCGGCGCGTATGCTTCTGTTGCCCTGTCGTATAGTGATACTAGCAGTTTCATATTGTCCTTTTTAGTTGTTGAATTTTAGCGATGGTTACTTGCTCTTTTACTGCAAGTCTTTCCGGCGTGTTGTCCGCCCGTTGTTGATACCCGTTCCATTCGCGGATTTCCTTGAAGTCCCGCAGTTTTTCCGGGTCGAGTCTTTTGAGTATTTTGTCGTAAAATTTTGGTACGTTCGTTTCCTTTCCGTTGATGATGATTTTGTCATTTGTGTATACGTCCTTCATGTGGAACCTCAACCAGTCTCCACCTATGCCCGGCTTCCGGCTCATTTCGTTGAATTCTGGTACTAGGCTATATTCGCCTAGAAAGTCGTATCGTTTGTAATGTTCCTCGGCTCTTTCGCCGTTGATTTTCTGCATACAGTATCGTGCAATGTATGCAGCGCTTTCAAAGGTTGCATCGCCTGTTGAAGCGTGACCCAGTCCCCACAGTTTTGTGAGGTCTTCTGAGGTGTAGATTTTTTCTTTGCTGTTGCTTGTTTTGAAGTATGTTTTGTCGTCCCAGTCGTGATTGAATAATATTGCGTGGTAGTGCGGTCTGTCGAGGTCTCCGTATTCGCCGCACATATAGAATCGGATGTTTTCACCGTGTTTCTTCCTGAGTCTTTTCATGAATAGGACGTAATCTAAGTATCTTAGTCGTCCTCTTTCTGGAAGGTTTTCGTCGTTGTACGTAAGTGTAACAAAGCAGTTTCGTTTATACATTTTGGCTTCGTGTACCGCGCGCATTGCCCATATTCGGCTGCGCTCCAATCGGCATCCGACGCATTGTCCGCATGCGATTGTGATTTCAGTTGTCGAGCCATGTCTTCTAAGTTCGCTGAATACTACACTTCCGTTTTCTGCCCTGTACCCCGTTATTGGGTGATAGCAGGGCATTTTTTACAGCCTAATGCCGCCTCTCATTGGCGCGCTGTTGATGTTGGCTGCTTTCGTTGTTTTGGCGTTGTGATTGAACGCCTTTGCACTTTTGTGCTTGTTCACTGGTGAACGTTTCATTTTGCGAGTACCTTTCGTGCGAGTTGTTCTATTTTGATTAGCTCTGCTTTCCAGAGTTCCTTGATTGTTGGCGGCGCGTCTGCGCTTGCCTTTCGTCCCACCTTTTCAGCGTGGGTCTTTAACGCTTCCGCTAGGAGCGTTTTTTCTTCGTCTTCGAAGAGTTGCTTGGTTTTGTTGTCTTCCGGTTGGCTTGCCATTTAAGTTCCTTTCAGTAGGCATACTTGCCTGTTATTGCCTTTAGCAAGATAGTATTCTTTAGTCCAGCTGTAGTTGGCTCTTTTTATGAGTCGTTTCCAGTCGATCATATTTATCCTTTCGTGCTGTCTAGCATGTTTGTGGGTTATTCCACATTGACTATTATATCATGTTTTTTTTGTTTGTCAATTATTTGTTTTTATTTATTTCTTTACTGTGATAGTGTTTGCTCTATACAGTGTTTTGTGTTATTTGCCCTTTTATTGTTGACGGTTTCCGTCTTCCCGGGTATGGGGCGGAGCTCCATGTAGCCGGGGTACTCGGCGTAAAAAAACCGCCCTAAGGCGGTTTTGGGTTCCCTTCTAGGGGATTGGACCAGTGTTCTACTTGATGTAACTGGTCCGAGTGACCCCTGTCACTCTTTTGGTTCCTCTTTTTTAACCGGTTCTGGTTCCTCCGGTTGTTCTCTTTTTATCGCCAGTCCGAGTTTTACTGCCTCGGCTGCGTTGTCTTCCTCGTTCATGAATTCCATGAACTTTTGAGGATTGTTGTCGAAGCGTGCTCGCGCCTTCGCTGGTAATGTCATGAATGATTCTTGTGCTTGTCGAATCACATTCATTGACGTTTGGAAGTCGAATGTTTCTTCGAATTCTTGTACTTCTGGGAAGTTGATCGGCGGCGGCATTTCGCCCGTTACGCCGAATCGTTCCACAATTGTATTTATGTCAACTTCATCCTTGAATTGTTGCTGTGTTTTGCTTTCTGGCCCAGTGTCTGTGCCTGTTGCGTTACTTACTTTGTTCGTGTCGTAGTTAAACGGCGTTCTGATGAATGGCGTGATTACTTCGCCTGTTTCTAAGTCTATCATTTTTGTATCCTTTTGATGAGTTCCATTATGCCGCCTATGGCTTTTGCTGCTGTTCCTGCTGCTCCGCCTGCTCGTAGTGTTTCGCCCATGCGGTTCTCAAAGTCGGCTGAGTTCGTTGCCCCCGGTATGTCTAAGCGCCTCAAGTTTGTTAGTACTCTTGTGAGGGCGGCTTCTGCGTCTTGTTTGCTAATTTGCGATTCCATTAGGCCTTTTTGTACGGTTTGTACGGTTTTGAGTTGTTGAGCTAATTCAGTATTTGCTATGTTTAGTCCTTTTTGTGATTTAAGCACTTCCAGATTTTCTGCAAGGTTTTTAAGGTCTTGTTGTAGATTTGTTACTCGTTGTGCTGATTCTGCGGTGTTTTGTATGACTTGCGGTGTTTCTGCTTTGGTTTTTGCGATTTGCGCCTCAATCAGTGCAGATGTCATCTTTTTGTTTTCCGTGTCAGCGTTGACGTTGGCTATGGTTGATTGTGCTGAGTTTTGTTGTGCGCTTGATAGTCCTTTGTTTTGTACAGGTGGTCCACCTGCTGCCGTCGTTGCTCCGTTGCTGTATGCCAACATTGGATTAAGACCCGCTGCGCGTAGGTCTTGTGTTGTGTCTTGATACGCTGTTTGTCTTAGTTGTCTTTGTTGTGCGTATGCTGTATTGTTTGCGCTTTTTGCGTCATTCCGTCCTAGTAGGTCGTCGCCTATCCCCCCTAGTAGTCCACCTATTGGGCCGCCGAAGAAGCTGCCTATTCCGCTGAATAGTCCCATGTTAGAAGTGGTCGATTAGACCCGGTACGCTGTACATCGGCAAGAGTCGTGCGGCTTTCAGGTTGAAAAACGCGTCCATCAGGAACTGTTGTCCGTCTGCTGCTGCTCCGACTGCTGTTGTTCTGCTTACTACTTCTTGTGCACAGTCCGTAATGAATGCGTCGTTCAGTACTGGTAATGCTGTGAATTTTTGTGCGTAGTGCCAGAAGTCCAGTGTTGGCGTTGTTGTTCCCCTGAATAGTCCTGTGATCATGCTTGGGCGATAGCGGTACTCTGCCCATCGTTCTTGATATCCGAACACTAGGTTGTCGTTCGCGTCGCCTTTTGCGTAGATTTCTTTATTCAGGATGGATTGTTCGCCTAGCATGGCGAATACTGGCATGTAGTAGTCGTATCGTGTTGACCGGCTCCACATCCGTCGTAGTCCTTGCTGGTACGTTAGATCGGCCCGAACGTTCGCGAGTCCGATGATGATTCCGTGCTCTGTAAATGCTTGATTAAAGCCGTCACTTTGTTTGAGTACAGTTCCCATTGCCGCAAGGTTTCCAAGTGGTGTACTAGCTCCTGTAGTTCCAGTGGGCCCCGTTTGGGCGATTGGATTGATATTGACAAGAGTCGATCCACCTCCGAGGTATTCCGGGCGTTGGAGTCGTGCGTCTGGGCTAGTAACTCCCCAATGAGATTTGAGGATTTCTGTATATCGCGTTCCTCCGCGTGCATCGCGTTCCAATAGTTTTTGTATTTGGAAAGATTGTCTAAGCTGGTTGATGGTGGCGGCTGTAGCAGTGCTGAGATCTGCGTAGAGACTTCCTGTAGGTGTTGCAGCTTGTAAGACCCCCAGTGTTCCAGCTGGAGAGACTGTGAATCCCCGAAGGACGTTACCCGTGTCTTTGACGCCGAAAGTAGCTCCAGTAGTGACCGTAGCTTTAATTTCAGCCGTTGTCCCCAGTGGGAGAGATACGCTTGCACCTTTTTGTGGCCATGGTAGTGCGCTTGTGAAGTAGTCATGTCGTTTTCCTCGTTTTTTCATCACGTAGTTGGATACTGTGTCGGGGCCGTCGCCTTTGTCGACCGTCACGCTATTTTGAAGGTTCTCATCCCTGAACCATTCGTTCCAGATCAGGTTATATGCTCTCAGTGGTAGTGCGCTGTGCGTGACCGTTAACCCTGCTGTGACTTGCCCTGATGTGGGCAGTCCCATGTAGTCCTGTAGGGTGTTTTTGAGGTATCCCCCGGTTGGGCTTACCTGTTGGGGCGTTACATAACTGATGCTGTCGCCGGGGTTCGTTTGTTCTCCTTGGAATTTCTGCCAGTTGTTCCACACCAGTCGGTTCGGTACGAAGAACCAGAATGTGTCCAGGTGCAGGTTGTCCATGACTGGCGTTGTAGGTGTCGCCAGCCGGCAGAAGGCCGTCATTCGCAGGTTGAATGCGTCGCCCGGCAGCACTTCGTCTACATAGATGGGTACTAGCCATGCTGCGTCGAAGGTCGTTTTTAGTGCGCTTTGGATGTTGAATTTGCTTCGCGGTATGTCTGCTCGTGGCACCATCGCGAAATTGTGTGGGTCCACACTTGCATTTTTGTGCATCATGTTCGTTTACTCCTTGTAGTCTTCTGCACGCCCGATAAGTTCGGGTGCTATTGCTGTGAGTTCCCCCGTCTGGTCGTTGAAGCTGCCTACTTGGTAGAGTTCGTAGTCCGTGGGGTTGTTGTGTATTGGTGTTTGTGCGTCGTTTACCGCTTGCCGGAAACTTCTGATTGCTTCGTTACGTGTGTGTACGGTCATTACCGGCGCATATGATTCTGTCGCCCGGTCGTATAGTGATACTAGTAATTTCATACTTTACCTCTTTCAAGTCGTTGAATTTTGGCTTTTGTGACCATTTCTTTAACCAGTAGTCGTTCTGGTGTGTTGTCTGCGCGTTGTTGGTAGCCGTTCCACTCTCGCGCGTCCTTCAGGTCTTGTAACCTTGCAGGGTCTTGGCGTTTTAATAGTTTGTCGTAGAATTTCGGTACGTTTGTTTCCTTTCCGTTGATGATGACGATATCGTGTTTGAACACGTCCTCTTTGTAGAATCTTAGCCAGTCTGCTCCTATTCCGGGTTTTCGGCTCATCTGGTTAAATTCTGGTGTCAGTTGGTATTCGCCTAGGTGGTCGTACCGTTTATAGTGTTCGTCTGCTTCTTCTCCTGTGATTTTTTGGACGCAATATCTTGCGATATATGCTGCGCTTTCGAAAGTAGCCTCGCCAGTTGATACGTGGCCGTGTGGCCAACAGGCTTCCAGATTTCTACTTGTGTATATCTTTTCTCCTGAGGTTGTTTGTTTGAAGTATTGCTTATCGTCCCAGTCGTGGTTAAAGAGGATTGCATGATAGTGTGGCCTTCCGTTAAGTGTTCCGTATTCGCCTGCCATGTAGAATCGGATGTTGTCGCCGTATTTTTTTCTAACTTTTTTCATGAAGACTTGGAAGTCTTCATAGTTGAGTTGGTTTCTATGCGGCAGGTTTTCTTCGTTGTACGTTAGTGTGATAAAACAGTTTCGTTTGTAGAGCTTGGCTTCGTGTACCGCACGCATAGCCCACACTCTACTGTTTTCGAGTTTGCACCCGATGCATTGTCCACATTTGACCGTGATTTCTTGCGTTGTCCCGTGTCGTCGTAGTTCACTGAATACCACACTTCCGTTTTCTGCCCTGTACCCTGTTATTGGGTGATAGCAGGGCATTTTTTACAGCCTAATGCCGCCCCTCATGGGTGCGCTGTTGATGTTGGCTGCTTTCGTTGTTTTGGCGTTGTGGTTGAACGCCTTTGCACTTTTGTGCTTGTTCACTGGTGATCGTTTCATTTTCATACTCCGTTGGTGGGTTGCATTTTGATCCACACTGCCATCTTTCGCAGTGATAACTTTCTATTAATGAGCATGTTCTCACTGTAGTACTTTTCTTGCGAGTTGTTCGATTTTGATTAACTCTGCTTGCCAGAGTTGTTTGATTGTTGCCGGTGCGTCTGCACTGGCTTTTCGTCCCACCTTTTCAGCGTGGGTTTTTAGTGCTTCCGATAGAAGCATTTTTTCTTCATCGCCAAAGATGTCTTTGGTTTGCTTGTCTTCTGCTTGGCTTGCCATTTTTTTCCTTTCTTGCGGTGTCTACCGCGCTACGTGGGTTATTCCACGTTGTTAGTTTACTAATTTTTTTATTTATTCCTACTATTTTTATTTTCTATTTTTCCAGATTGTTATATCGTTATTGATGTAATGTTTGTTCATTACTTACTGATAAACAGGGTTTTCAGTTCTAGCGTCTTGCGCTTGTTCTTTAGCTGATTGGTTGGCGCTGCCATACCATGTTAGCGTTTTGGCCTGGGCATTGCCTAGGCTTGTTTTTTCCCCGTCGCCTTATTCAGGCGGCACCCCCAATGCGAAAAGGCCCCGAACGGGGCCTTAAGCGAGGGGGGAGACCAGTTTTTACTTGATGTAACTGGTCCGAGTGACACCACTTTGGTTCACTCTTATTTAACCGGTTCTGGTGGCTTAACGTCCGGCTTCGGCGTTGGTCCCTCCGGTTCTTTTCTTTTTATTGCGAGGCCTAATTTTACGGCCTCTTCTCCGTTTTCTTCGTCCTGCATGAATTCCATAAATTGCTGCGGGTCGTTTTGGAATCGTGCGCGTGCTTTTGCTGGTAGCTGCATGAATTCCGTGTTTGCTTTGACGATTACGTTCATTGCTGTTTGGAAGTCGAATGTTTCTTCGAATTCCTGTGTTTGTGGGAAGTTGATTGCCGGCGGCATTTCTCCTGTTACCCCAAACCTTTCCACAATTGTGTTTATGTCGACTTCGTCTTTAAACTGTTGTTGTGTCTTGCTTTCTGGCCCGGTATCTGTGCCTGTTGCGTTGCTTACTTTGTCCGTATCGTAGTTATACGGTGTTCTGATGAATGGCGTTACTACTTCGCCTGTTTCTTGGTCTATCATTTTGTTAGTCCTTTTGTGGTGTTGAGTACTTTTCCTGCTGAGTTGAGGATTGTTCCTAATGCTCTTCCCCATGGGCTTGCATCTCCTCCCAATGTTTTTTCGAATGCTTCAAGGTTTTTAGCTCCTTCGATTTCTGTTCCTGCTAATGTTGTTAGTACACGTTTGTAGGCTACTTCTGCTTCTGTTTGTGTAATTTGTTCCATTCGCATACGTCTGTCGATATCTGCTAGTGCTGTTTGTGCCCTTATAAGGTTTCCTTTTTCTGTTTCGTTCCAGTGTTGTTTCATTACAAGCTGAATTTCTTCTCTTGTTTTGTCAAGTTGAGTTTTTAGGTTTTCTGTTTCTTGAGCCATTTTTCCTGTGCTGGTTGTGGTGTTTCCAGTTTGGGCTTCGATGAGCTTTGTTTGTGCCTTTATTTGGTCGGTTTGTGCTTGTTTGTTTACAGTATCGGCGTTCACGTTCGCTATTGTGGATTGTGCCGAGTTTTGTTGTGCGCTTTGCAGTCCTTTGTTTAACACTGGTGGCCCTGCTGCTGCGCTTGTTGCTCCGTTGCTGTATGCTAGCATTGGATTAAGTCCTGCTGCTTGCAGGTCTTTTGTCGTATCCTGATACGCTGTTTGTCGCAGTTCTCTTTGCTGTGCGTATGCTGTCTGATTGGTTTTTTCCGCGTCGTCTCTTCCGAGCAGGTCATCCCCTATTCCTCCGAGGATGCTTCCTACAGGTCCGAAGAAGCTGCCGATTCCGCTGAATAGTCCCATGATCAGAAGTGGTCGATTAGACCCGGTACGCTGTACATTGGTAACAGTCGTGCTGCTTTCAGGTTGAAGAATGCGTCCATTAGGAACTGTTGTCCGTCTGCTGCTGCTCCTACCGCTGTTGTTCTGCTGATTACCTCTTGTGCGCTGTCTGTTATGAATGCGTCATTTAGCGTTGGTAATGCTGTGAATTTTTGCGCATAGTGCCAGAAGTCGAGCGTTGGTGTTGTCGTTCCTCTGAACAGTCCCGTTATCATGCTTGGCCGATACCGATACTCTGCCCATCTTTCTTGGTATCCGAACACGTTGTTGTCGTTGGCGTCTCCTCGCACGTAGATCTCTTTGTTGAGAATTGATTGTTCTCCAAGCATGGCGAAGACCGGCATATAGTAGTCATATCGTGTTGACCGGCTCCACATTCTTCGCAAACCTTGTTGATATGTAAGGTCGGCCCGTACGTTTGCGAGTCCAATGATGACGCCGTGTTCCGTGAACGCTTGATTAAAGCCATCAGATTGTTTAAGCACTGTTCCCATTGCCGCAAGGTTGCCAAGTGGAGTTGAAGCGCCTGTTGTTCCCGTGGGTCCAGTTTGTGCGATTGGATTGATGTTAACCAGAGTGCTTCCACCGCCAAGGTATTCAGGTCTTTGCAGTCGTGCATCTGGTGAAGTAACTCCCCAGTGAGATTTAAGTATTTCTGTGTATCGTGTTCCACCGCGTGCGTCCCTTTCAAGTAGTTTTTGGATTTGAAATGATTGCCGAAGTTGGTTGATTGTTGCGGCTGTTGCGCTTGTCAGGTCGGCGAATACTTGGGGTACTGCCGATGCG